TTAAATTTTAAAAATATTTTTTATTTTAGGAGTTTTATCTACATCAATTTCTAATTTTTCTAAAAAATAATCCCTTACTTCAAGCCTTTGTTTATAACTAGGAAGTATGTTAATATACTCATACTCTTGTACAAATTTAAATTTCCATATCAAAATATTTCCATAAAATTTTAGATTTTTTACGCTTTTATTTGTTAGAATTTGAAAAATCAAACTAGGCAGATATAAAATAGTATAAATCATAAAAATAAAAAAAATTATAAAGAATAAACCATAAGTTCTATTAGTTACTAAAACTATTAAAGCCCAAAAAATAGCAATTGCCATAACTATATAAAATCCATCCTCATCTTTTTTTATAGAAGTAGTTCTTGTATCAGTTGTTTGGTAAATTTTTAAGTGTTTGTTTATAATAATTTCTTTTTCCAAATTTTTATCTATGAATTTTATATGTTTATCTTTTATAATAATTTTGCTACTTTTTCTATTAAAAAACGCCGTTAAAACAGCCACCAAACCAGTAAGTGAACCAAAGGATGAATTTACGCTCTCATTAAATTTAAAAAATATAAATGCGAATGCTATAAAAAATACTCCAATGATAAGAGCTATAAAATTTATTAAAATAGCATTATTTTCTATAATAATTGGGTCTTTATCATAATCTCTCTTGCTTAAACTCTTATTACTTAAATTTTCTTGATTTCTCATAACAGCATCCATAAAGTTAACCTACTAATAAATTTAAAATTTTATGTATTATTTCTAAATTTTATCTTAAATTTAAAGCAATAAAATAGCAAAAATAAAAGTAAATTGTGTATTTAAAAATCTAAATACCTACTAAAAATTATTTTAAGATTTAAAGATGTAGAATACACAAATTTAAAATATATTCCATTAATAAGATTAAAATTTAAAATGGTAGTAATAAAAAATATAGCTATGGTTTTTAAATTCAAATAAATTTAGGGTGAAAATAAGGAATGAGATGAATATTTTTGAAAAAGAAATAAATTATTTAAAAAAATTAGAATTTATAAAAGAATTTAAAAAACAGAAATTTATTTAAGATTTTTTGAAAGAGTTTTAAATCCAAAGTCCACAAAAAATGGGCTTTCATCAGTTTTTATGTGCATTGCTTTTATATTTGGTTTTTTATATTTTTTAAGCATAATCAGCATTAAGCTAAAACCAGAAACCAATCTTTACAAAACAATAGGTATTGTAAAAAAAGTTGACGCTGCCTCAGATTTTGGACGTCGTGGCAGAGATAGCTACTTTACTTGCAGACAAACGATGGTAAAATAGTTAAATTTTGGCATTCTCCAAGCGTTGATAAAAATATAACACCAAATTTATATAATAAAAAGGTGATAGTTTATTCAAATTCTCCTACTTATAAGATGAGTGCCGATAAAGTAGTTGATGAAAAAGGAAATGTACTAGTTGATTATGATTATAAAGAAAGGCTAGATACAAATAGTATTTTAAAAAGTTTGCTTTTCCAGTACTAATTTTAATAAATTTAATCATAGTGTGGAAACTTAATAAAGATTAAGTAAAATAGTATTAATTACGAAAATAGATAAATTTATACAAAATTTTAAAAAGTTAGCAAAAATAACTAGTTAATAACTAAAAAGATTTATAATTTTAAAAGTTATAAATTTGTGGCGTAAATTATTAAAACAAAAATAGAATTTTACAAAAGGAAAGAATGTGAAGCAAATTTTTAAAGCAATACTCTTTTTATTTTTAACATTAAATTTTGTCTTTGCAGATGAAGTAAAAGATGATAATACAACACTGCAAAACCAAAATTTAACTAAACAAGTTGATGAACTAAACAAAACCATCAATTATGCAAATTATGATAAATTTATAGAAATTTTAAATAAATACCCCAATCTTATAAATGCTACCGATAGTGAGGGTTTAAGACCGCTAGAGCATGCAATTGTATTTGCTGAATCTATAGATGAAATTATTGCAAAAAATAAACTTTTTAAAAAAACAGAAAAAGTAAACCATTATGAGTTTTTTGATCATCTGGTTGAGAAGGGTGCTGATTTAAATTACGAAGTGCTTGATACACAACTTACGCTTATACAACATGCCACCATAGCACTTAATGAAGAGTATTTGATTGACTTTGTAAATAAAAATATTGATAAGATAGATATAAATTTGGATTATAATGATTATCAAACAACTGTTCTTACTTTAGCACATAAACATAATAAAAAAATCTTTTTGAGTGCTACATTAAAAATGGAGCAATAGTAAATGATGCTCTAATTATAGATATAGCTTACAATATTTTAGTTCCATTTTATGAAAAAACTAAGTATTTTAGTATTGATAATTTTCATCTTACGGATGAACAACTAGCTCTTTTAAACTCAAAAAAGTATCAGCTGGCTTTAGATAATGAACTTGATTATTTAAGCTTATCTATAAAACATCTTAAAAATAGAAACGATAGAGTTGATGACGCTATAAATAGACTTTTAAAATTTCAGAATTTAACAAAAAACTTAAGACTTAAAAATATATTAATAAAGGAGATTGACAATGGCTAACTTAAAAAAGAAAACTGAACATGCTGATGAACAGATAAAGAACACAAACCCTAGCGGAGAAAACGAAAGAGATTGGGCTGATGATGCAATAGATATTACAACAGGAGTTTTCGATAAATATTTACCTGGTGTGGATGGAATTGGTAATCCAACAATAAAAGATTCAAAAAATACTTTAAAAAATAGAAAAGTTGATGATTATAATAGATTCGATAAGCTTGACGAAATAGAAAAACAAAGCCCTAGAGTCAATTGGGGTAACTCCAACGCCCAACCAACCCAAGACCAGAATCCAAAAAAAGACTCTACTACTCCACCACAAAAGCCAAACAACACAGGCGAAACTGGTGGTGGCACTGGAAATGGTGGAGATACATATAGCACAGAAAATAATACAGGTGGCAATGCTACTAACTCAAAAAATAATACTAATGGCTATCAATGCAATAACTCAATATCTTGGGGTGGTGGCACAGATTGTGAATGGTTTGAGCTTATAAATAAATATCTCATTGACGAATACGACCCTTTAGTCCTAGACCTAAACAGTGACTCTAAAATTTCAATCATAAATAGAGATAACTCCAACTCATACTTTAATCACGACGGTAATAATGTTAAATATAAAACTTCTTAGATAGATAAAGATGATGGATTTTTAGTTATAGATAAAAATAACAATGGCTATATAGATGATGGTTCTGAACTATTTGGAAATTTCATTGATTAATTTTATATTATTAAGATTTATATTGATATTAATTATAAAGATTTACTTATTCTGACCAATATCCTAAATTTACACCATAATTAATTATTACTTTTTATTGCTTAATGCATTAGTTTTAATATTGATTTTACTTTGGCAAAAAGAGCCTCCACTATTTTAGTAAAAAGCTCTTCTATTTGCATATCTCACTACTTACTTTTTATCTCTGTATTTCCACTTGTTTTAATATCATCCTTTATGCCTTCATAAACCTTATCGCCTATTCCTTTTACATTTTTTGTGGGGGTGTAGATAAAATGGGAAAAGTGGTTGGGTGGAAAATGGTTTTAAAATAGCGATGGAATGGTGGTTTAGATAAAAATATTCTTATTTTAAGTGCGTGGTTTAAGGATAGTAAAAAATCCCAAATATCCCAAAAGGGCGATTTTCTCACAAAAGCGTTCATAAATTTAAAGTTTTAAACGCTATTTAAAGGGCTTTAAACGGCTAATAATGGCTAATGTTTAACAACTATACAATTTCCTAAAATTCATCACAAAAATAACAAAACAACTAAATATGGGCATTTTTTGTTTTTAAGGTTTGATAGTAAAAACAGATAAAATTGTTTAAGGTTTGGGGATTAAGTCAGTAAATTTAGCTAAAAATATGACTTAATGAAGCTTAATATATTTTAATGTTCATAAAGCACGATTAATCGGTAGTTTAAGATTAAGTCAGACAAAAAAATATGCCACTATCTTATTTGTTAACTTAAAATACAGTACTTTTTAACCTTAAATGATTAAGTTAGACTTTAAGATTTTTTTTATTTTAGCTTATAGTTTTAATTACTTTGCCAATAATATCAAAAATTTCTTGTGAGTCTTCTTCTAATTCATAGCTTTCATATAGTGGGTTTATACTTTTAATTTTTAAGCCATCCGGTTTTTGTTGCAACATTTTAACCATGAAAATATTTTTATAATTTATCACATAAATTCCATCACCTATAAAATTATTGTCAATATTTATTATGACATAATCTCCAGAGTTTAATGTGGGGGACATACTATCTCCAACGACCTCTACTATTCTAGTTTTTTCAGGATTAATATTTGTCTTAAAAAGATTTTTCGAAATAAATATAAAATCATCTGTATCATACACCTCAATGCCTTCAATATCTGTCAAAGTTCCAGCACTTGCATTATGGCTAATTTTTTTAATTTTATAGCCGTTATTCTCATTATGCGAAGTATTAAAATTTTTGTTTAAAAATATATAATCTACTGGAATATTTTCTTCTTTAGATATTGAGAGCAATAACTCATAAGGAATACTGTTTCTAGCTTTCCAAGTACTAAGAGTATTTTGTTTTATGTTGTATTTTCGGCAAAATTCTGCATCACTCTTTATATTCAATTTGTGATATAGTCTATTCAAAATATCATTTATGTTACCCATTTTAACCCTAACTTTCTATAAATATCGCATTTTGTATTGACTTACATCTCTTTTTGCGATATAATACTTCCAACTTTATATTAGTATTGTAGCATAAAATAAAGATACTTCCATTAAATTTGAAGTATTTTTTTAAAAATAAAACAATATGAAAGGAGAAGTAATGACACTTAGCGAAATATTTGATAAAAAATGCATAACGCCATCAAAATGGTTTAGAAACAATAATTTAGATCCAGATATTGGTTATAGGGTGCTTAGGGGAGAACTAACTGGCGAGAGAAACACAAAAGGAAAAACTAGAGAAGTATTTGAAGCACTCCTTAATGATGGTTTTATAGATGAACTTCCTAGTGGCTTAAGAGACAATAAAAAGGCTAGTTAATGTTTTATGTGGGCAGTAAAACCGCATCTATAGTATTTAATGTAGGACAAAGTACATTAAGAGAATCAGTTAGCCGAAATTCTAATCGCTATCCTTTTCTACGCATAGAAAATACAGGTAAAAGGGGTCGTGGTGGGGCTAGGTTACTTTTTAAAATAGAAATAGCCCAGTTAAAAATGGCACTACATAGTAAAAAAATATCAAATGATACGAAAATTTACACCTTAGATAAAGGTGGGTTAAAAGAGATTAGTTTGGGTGATATCTTTGGTGATGATTTTATACAAAATTTAGGAAGTGGTGTGGTAAATGGTGGTGTGAGTGGTGCTGACAGCCATAGTGACGGCGTGGCTGGAGTGAGTGGCGTGAATGATTATGATAGAGCAAGTTATGTAAATGGCGGTGTGGATAAAGCAAGTGGTTTTGACAGTCATAGTGACGGCGTGGCTGGAGTGAGTGGCTTTGATACTCATAGTGACGGCGGTGTGTATAGTTGTGACAAGATAAATAATAAAAGACGCATTTTAGATAACAAAAATGGTTATCAAGGCATTGGTGGTAAAAACAAAAAAGAGATAAAAAGCAGTGAAATTTCAAGTGGCGATGGTGAGTTAGATAGTCATATAACGCGAAACGAAAGCAAGATGAGTGATGATGAAAAACAACATATCGCTAGTTTAAATTTAACTAAAGATTTAAAAAGTGGTGTTTTAGGTGGCGTAGTTAATGACGCTAAAGAGTCTAAAAGTGGCTTATGTGGCAGTAGCACTAAGGGTGGTTTATGTGGTGTGGGTAGCGATGTAAGTGTTTTAGGCGGTGTATCTAATAACTCTAGCATTTTGGGTGGTGATAACTCTAAAAATTCCAAAGCCGATAGCCATAGTCACAACAGTGCTTTGTGTGGTAACGCTAAAAATGTGACCTACTTCCAGCTTAGCGATAAACAAAAAGATGAAGTTAATGAAAAGATAAAACTCATCAAAGAGCAAATTTCAAGTGGGCAAAGTGTGGCTGATTTTTGTAAGGCTAGAAATCTCTCCAAATCTACATTTTACCGCTGGAAAAAAGAGTATAAAAACGGCGGTGCTGTGGGGCTAGCGGATAAAAGTGGAATGCACCGCAAAGGTGAGTCTAAGCTTGAGCCTTGGATGCAGGAATTTGTTTTAAGTAAATTTAGAGCTTACGGGGCTGGAAATTTTAATCTAACTGAGTGCGTAGATAGTCTAAATGCTGAGATTATAAAAAGAGATGGCTTAAAGTATGGCTTAAATTTAAGCGGTGAGTTTAGCTTTTGTGATAGTGGTGTGATAAAGAGATTTTTAGATAATCACTACAAAAACAAGCCACTTGAATACACAGTTATAACTAAAGGCTTTGATAAAGCAAAAAGCTATTTTAAACCATCAATGGGAGATCAAAGAGAGATTTTTACCTTTAGAAATCAGTGTTGGCAAATAGATAGTAGCCCACTTGATATGATAGTAAGAGATGATGAAACTAATGAGCCGTTTCGTCCGCACATTTTAAGCATAGTTGATGTTTATAGTGGTCGTGGGGTAGTAAGCTTAGAAAAAACAAGCAATAGCTTAAACATTATTCGCCTACTTTGGAAGGCTATAAGCACCCTAGGAAAACCACAAACTATAAAAGGCGATAACGGAAAAGACTATTTAAGCGGAAATTTCCAGGAGCTATTAAATGGTCTTGGTATTTTTTATGAAGCGGCCTTGCCTTATAGTGGGGAACAAAAAGGAATGGTTGAAAGAAGATTTAAAACGCTTCAACACTCAGGTATTGCAATGCTTCCAGGATATATCGGAAATGATCTAAAAACAAGAGAGCAGATAGAACAAAGAACGCCTAAAAAAGATCGTCACGCAAAAGATGAGTATGGACATTCTAAAATGACAAATTTAAAGAATTTACTAAGCTTTAGCCAGGCTAAAAAAGAGCTTGAAATTTTAAATATGAAGTGGGATTTAATAAGTGGCAAAAGAAGAAAAGGAAAACCTAGCCCAATGGATATATGGAATAGCGATGATACTAAACTTTTAAGCGTGGATTACGCTGAGTTTTTACTTTATGCAAGTAAAGGTGTAGATAGAGTAGTAACTAAAAAAGGCATAAATTTTAACGGAGATGTTTTTGTTAGCTTTGATATGCCACCAGTTAAAACAAGGGTAACTATTCGTCAAAATATAGATGATGTTAGTGAAATTTATGTCTTTAGCCAAAAAGGCGAGTTTTTATGCGTGGCAAGAGATAGTAAAAAAGCAAATTTAAGTGCTGATGAGTTAAAAATAGTAAATAAAAGCTTTAAAAAAGATCTAAGTGAGATAAAAAAGGTTATAGATAAAGCTAGCCAGTCTTTAAAAAGAGATGCTTTATATGAGTTAGAAAACATAAAAAAACTGCATAGAAAAAGTTTAAAGGCTGAAAAATGGGAGTTATCAAATGATATTAGTAGTGTTAAAGAAAAAATACAAACATCTAAAAAGCTAAATGAGATCTCAAACCAAGCTGCAAATTATGAAAAATATAGGCTTAAAAAAGATGAAACTAAGACAAAGAAATTTAAGGGCTTTGATGAGTTGATAGAAGATGTTAGTTAGTTTTTTAAAGGGCATAAAAATGCCTTTTAAAAAGCTTTTAAAAATTTTAAATGCTTGTTTGCTAAGACGGTGCCTTATGGCTAAATAACTTTAATAAAATAGGCAGTATTACGCTTTTGACTTTGCATATTTCAAGGGAGCTATCTTTGTGATAGTAAGTGCAGAAATATGCACAGGAAAAGCGTTAAGGTTGTCAAGATTTAGAAGTTTAAAAAAGGAGAATAGATATGAATTTACAAGAGAGAATCGCTGAGTTTTTACTTAGCAAAGGGGTAAGCCAAAATCAGTTTGCAAAAACAGTTGGGATAAATCCTGCTTACTTAACTGGATATATGAAAGAAGGCAAGGACTTCAAATATGCAAATAAAGTTGAAGACCTTGCAAAAAATTACCTTGATAATTTTATCCAAAGTAAGCCAAAAAATCAAGACGACCTACCATTTATCACTACAAAAGATGCAAAAAGCATAAATGCTGTGATTGAGTGGAGTGTGGAAGATAGAGATCTAGGCGTAATCATAGGAGATGCTGGAACTGGTAAGAGTAGAGCTATAAAAGAGTTTTCTAAAAGCCACCCAGAAGCGGTGCTAATAGAGGCAACTATATCAACAAATGCAAGGGCACTTTTTCGTATGCTATGCCTTAAATTTGGCATAACTACAAGTAAAAGCGTAGATGAGATGATAAGAGATGTGGCAGATAGCCTTAAAAAGATAGATAAGGTAATCATCATAGATGAAGCAGAACATTTGCCATATCGTGCTTTAGAGGCGTTAAGAAGGATGTATGATTTTAGTAAAAGCCCTGTGGTGTTGGTTGGGACAAAAAAACTGCTAAACAACTTAACCGGGGCTAAAAAAAGCAACCTTGAGTATGAACAACTTAGTAGCCGTGTGGGGTCAAAGTGGTTTTTGGAAGGGTTAACATACCTTAACGGTGATAAAGCAAAAGTAAATAAAGATCTAGTAGAAGTTTGTAAGCTTTTTGGCGTGGAAAATAACGAGCTGATAAATCAAATAGAACGCCTTACAAGGGGAAATTTTAGAAAAACGGAAAAACTACTTAAAAGAGCTAAAAGAGTGGCGGATTTAAATGAGATGGGTATAGATGGGGAGTGTATAAATGAAGCAACAAAGATGCTTTTACTTTGAAAGATTTAAATTAGTAACAGATTTGTCAAAAACTCTTAAAAATCCACTGCGTTACGGACAAAAAGTCCGCTCCTTGTGGATTTTACGAGTTTTTGATAACTATGCTGAAATTTGAAAATCTATTTTGTTAAAAACATTAAATAAAGGAAAAAATTATGAGAAATTTAGGAGAGATGATGATATTTAAATCAAAAATGAGAGCTTTAGGCTTTGATGTTGTTAAGTTTAGACCAGATGGAGGTGTATATGCAAAAAGAGTAAAAAGAGAGATTAGCTTTAGTAAAGACGGCTTAAAAATAGCTAATAGAGTGCTTAAAAAGGCGTAAAGGATTACGCAATACAGAAAACAGAAAGGAGAGAAATGAAAAGCGGTAGCCTACAAAAAAGGCTTTTTGAATTAGTTAGAAAAATCAAAAAAAGAAAGGTAAAAAATGTTAGTAAAAATAGGAAAAAACGAAGTAAAAAATAGTGATAAAGCTCTAATTAGAGCAGTTGAGGATTTTTGTGATTTAAAACTTGCAATTGATGAGTTAAATGAGAAGTTAAAGCCACTTAGAGAACTAATTGGCGAGTTTGCAAAGGAGATGCTTAAAAGTAAAAACGCTGCCACCATAAACTTTATACTTGATAGTGATAGTGGTGTAAAGGTAAGTTTGGGCTATGATGTAAAAATAAGTGATGAGAGTAATTTAAGGCTTATTTTAGGAGAGAGGTTTGATGATTTAGTTAAAACTACGACTTTGTTTAAGCCTGAAAAAAAGCTTCAAGAACTAGCTTTAAATGATGATGGGATAAAAGGGTGCTTGGATATAAGAGAGAAAACGCCTTATATAAGTTTGATTTAAAGATTTTAACAAAGGGCTTTGTAACAAAGCCCTTGATTAAGGTTTTAAAAAGGTTAAAAAATGAGTATAGATGAGATTTTTGAAGCAATTGGATATGAAAGACGCAAACTTATAAAAGAGCTTTTTGGCGATAATAGATCATTTTTACCACGCTCAAAGGTTATTAAATATCACAAAGTTTTAGAGGGCATTGAGACAGATAAATTAATTGATTTTAGCATCTATATGGACACTTTTAGAGAAGAGTTTGTAAGTGTGGATGTTGCGATGCAAAGAGCAGTTAATGCGTATAAAAAAGCCCTAATTTTAAGTGAGATAAAAAAGGGCAAAAAAGCTTTAAAAAGCATAAAAGAGGTTGAGAGATTTTGTAAATTAGCCTTTAGGGGAGAAGATCTTTTTAGTGGGTGCAAAGGAAGCCCTTACATTGAGGGTGTTGTGATATGCATAGATGATGAGGGGAATTTAAGAAATAAATTTATAGTCAATAAAAATGGAGTTTTTCAAAGGCTTGATAGCTTTGATACTAAAAGGGTTTGGGAGTATTTGTTTAAGCATCAAGAAAGAATTGGTGTGATTGAGTATAAGGAAGTAAAAGTTAGCCAAATAGAGAAAAAAGATGAGAAATTAAAAGTCCTTGATACAAACACAAAAGCTTATAAAATGGTAGAAAATGTAGTAAAAAGGATAGGAAATGACTAAGAAACAGCGCCTTTTAAGAAATAGCTTGCTAGCTAGAATTCACCTACATCCTTTTTATAAAAGTGCTTTTGAAGTGGGGGCTTGGAGTGAGTTTTTAGAAAACTCATTTAAAACTAACTCATCAGCAAATTTAAGCATAAAAGAGCTGATTTTACTACTTGATATTATGAATGGTAAAGATGCTATTATAGATGAGATTGATTATAAGGGTAGAGCTAGATTAAATCCAAACCTTGCTACGCAAAAGCAGATCACAAAATGCCTTAGTTTAAAGGATGAGCTTAATTACAGCGATGCTAAATTTAGAGAGTTTGTCTTTAAAAATACAAAAAAGATGCTTTGGAAGTTGGAGATGATAAACTCTTTTACAAAAGGTGAGCTTTCAAAGCTAATAAGCATAATGAGTAAGATAAAGGCTTGGAGAGATAAAAGATGATATGTCCATATTGTGCAAATGATAAAACTGAAGTTATAGGAACGGCTAAAAGCCTAGTCGTGCACAGATTTAGAAAATGTCCAAAATGTGGTAAAACATTTACAACAACTGAGAGTGTTAATCCTGCAAACGAGTATCTAAAAGAGTATGAAAAAATAGCTAATGAAAGTGAGAAAAAACAATAAATTTTGATATAATTTTAACCATAATTCTTGACAAATTTTATAAAAAAATATAATATAAGCAAAGAGGGTTATCAGGCGATATGATAAATCAAATTCAAAAAATATTCAAGCGAAAAAACAGTCTATCAAGTGAAAATATTATTGATTATATATTTGAAAAGACAAAAACACTATATTTTCAATCGTTAAAACCGTGCTTATATAGTGATTTCTTAAAACTAGATAAATTTGAAAAAATCCAACATTTTACAATAAAAAACCTAGATATAGATGTGATAAATTTAGTTTATAGTGGATATTTTTTTGATAAAATCTATTATAAGTGCTTAGACAAAGAAAAAAGAAAACTCATAAGGCAACTTGGACATAACTCTAATACACTATCTGATATATATCACTATCATGAAAATTTAGCGTATAATATAGTTTTTTATATATTTCAAACAGCCAATATGGATGATGATTTTTGGTATTTTAACATAAGTGGATATGACAACCCTAATAAGAAAGCAGATAAAAAATATTTAACTCCAAACGATCCGTTTTTTGAGATATATTATCCACCAAATTTTTTTGGTGATACTTCTAGTGTTAGAGCCATAAGCGAATTTGCTTTAAAATACTCCAATAAAGAGCACCAAAAGTATAAAAAACTCAAAACAGATACAAAGCTCTATGTAGATGATGATTTTAATTTTAATATACCAAAATATTTTATAAACAATGTTTTTGATAAAAAAGAGATTAAGGATGTTATAAAAAAAGTAAGAAAATTTAACATATCTTTATGTTAAATTTTTAATGGACTTAATAAATGTTTTAACAGCCATATCTGTGGCTTTTTTATTTATATCATTTTCTATCATCTCTAAAATATCACGCTTTAAATTCGGCTCTAAATTTCCACTACTATCAATTGGTAAAAATGGTCGTGGGGGGATGCCTTTACTACCAAATTGATGAGTTAAACCATATGGAAAATTTTGCTTACCACCCTTAGCATAGCTTTCAACCACTACGCTTTTATTATCAGCCTTAACGCCCCAGCTAGTCCTTAAATTTCCACTCTCATATAAAAGCTTTTTATCTCCATGAATGCCGTATTTTTGTAAAAAACCCTTTTTTTGTGATTTGCCATTTTTATAGTAGGATTTTCTTTTACCACCTGCATAGTTAAAAGCTGTAGTTGCAGATATTGGCTTCCAACGCTTGCCAAATGGACTTTTTTCACTCTCAAAACTCTCATCTATGCTAGTTCTTACCATCTCACCAACTGCTTTTAGAGTGGGTTTTAAGTTTATTGTGTAGGCACGAAGCCTTTTAAGGCTTTTTTGTATTTCATCTAAATTTGTTACTTTAACTGGCATTTTAACTCCTTTTGTGGTATAATACAATAAAGTAAGTGTGAAGATGTGAAGCTTAAAAGCAGGTAACCACAGAATGAAAAGTTCGATGTTGTAGGTTCAAATCCTACCCACACTTACTTAAGTTTAACTATTTTCTTTCCTTTTATCCAGTTTTCTATGTCTATTTTATCCACCTTATCAAGTGTTATTATATAGTTATCATCTTTGAATTTCTTATGAGTTTTTATCATCTCAATTGGTATTAAATTTAATCTTTTGGCATCCTTTACATCATCAAAGATAAAAACTATGTTGTTATGATTGTCTCTTAAATCCACATAAATTTTACTCTCATCGCTTAAAATTTTAACTATTTGCCTCATCTCATCTATACTAAAATCATGATTATACTCACCTTTTCGTTCAGGTCTTGCATGATATAATCTATCTTTTGTTAAAATAAGTCCTTTTTTATCTCTGTTTTTAAGTGGTAGGAATTTAGATATTAATTCCATAACCTCCTTATTTAGCATTCCAACTTGAATAGCATTTATAGGGCTTTTATAGTTTTTCTTTACAATTATCTCATCTACCATCTCATCAAGCCCCTTTTGCCACACATAAAGATTTCTCTCACTCTCAAATTTAGCTATTTTAGGGGTATTTTTTAGCTTTTTATTAGCCTTTTTGTAAAACTCATCTTTTAAATCGTGATCTGTTATGTTATAAGCAAAGTCCTTATCTGCGATATCAGGGTGCTTTAGGCTTTGTGGGGTTATACCCATTTTTTTAAGCTGATCTTTTGTATAGCCCCTAACACTGCATCTACAACCCCAGCCATTTGGTGGAAAATTCTTTTTCCAAAAGGGGTGGTCTTTATGAAAAACTTTACCATGCATTTTTCTATGACTTGGTCTTGTTCTACTATCAAGAACTGCTGTGTAGCGGTAATACTCTATAGAACTTTCATCAAGGCTTTGCTTTTTAGCTCCTGCATAAGTAGTTCTTAAATTTGTATCAAATATAGTCTTTAATCGCCTTGAGCCAACAAAGATATCTTTTTCTTTGCCAGTTTTAGGATCTTTTACCTTAACTTCACCCCACCAACCACTCTTTTTTAAGTGCGGTATGATATCTTTTTTCCACTCATCAAAGGTTATACCATCATTTATCGCCCTACTAATAGAGTTTTGCATATCTTTTAATAGATCAAGATTTATCATCTTAGCTATTGTAAAAACTCTTTTGTGGGCTTCATGCCTTATCTCATCATAATCAAAACTAGTCTTTAAATCTTTAGACTTAAATTTAGCCACCAGCTCATCAGGATTTTTAAAAAAATCAATCAAAATTTATCCTTTTTTATTAACCCCCACCCCTGACCACGTTCAAAGGGCGGATATAGCACTGCAAAGCAGTGCATCCGCAGTGGATTTAAATAAAACTTTAATAAAGTAATCTTTAGAAGTTTAAAACTCATCACTAAGTCCTAAAATTTCAGCATTAGACATGGCACTAAACATCACATTTTCTAAAATGTCTAAAGGAACACCATCATAAATTTCATAAAGCTTATTAAATGCTTCTTCGTAAGTATTGCACTCTTTTAATAAGGTGTTTAAACTATCTTTAATCATAGTTTCAACGCCCTTTAAAGGCTCTTTAAAATTAGGACTTTCTATAAACTCATCAAATTTATCAAGTGGTTTTTTAGGTAGTTTATAGTTTAAGCTTTTTAATTTTTCTTTTTTTGGAAGAGGAAGATCAAACTCTTTAGCCATATCATCTATACTCATTTCATAGCCAAGTGGGTATAAAATTGAGAGCATTTGGGCTCTTTGAAGCAGGTTTTTATCTTTTTCATACTGAATATTTAAATTAGCCTTTTTGTTAAAACGAGAGTAAAAGTTCTTTACTTGACGCGAGGCAAATTTAATATCAGCATCAATTATCTCAAAGCGGTTATTTTCGTGGATCTTGCCTTGTGCGTAACTTCCAGTAGTTGCCGTGTTTGAACTAAGAACTGAGCCATTTATACACTTTGCTATCTCAGCATCACAGTAGCGGATAAACTCCATAAAGTCCTCTTGGCTTCCACGCCCTTCAAGTATCTTAATCGTATCATTTACGCCAAATATAGCATAACTTCCACTTCTTAGGTTTTCAAATGCTTCACTCATCTGTTTAAGTGTTTTTTCATCACTACTAGTAGCTCCACCAATTAGCGGTGGAACGCCTAAAAACTCAGCAAATTTCAGATAAAGGCTTAAAACATAGTGTTTTGCATAAGCTATCCAAAGAGTTTTTAACATAGCAGGGTTTGAAGTAATAGTTATAAAAAATGGCTCTTTGGCAATAAAGCGGTTTTTACCTATCCTTAAAGTTGGCAAATTTTCTCTAAACTCAATATAACTTCTATCTACCAAACTAACTTTTATAAAATTATTTTCTAAATATAGCTCAAGCAGTGAAAATCCATACAACCTTGCCTCAACACTAGCTTTAATTATCTCTTCAATATTTTCATCTTCACTCTCTCCTAAATCGTGGGTAAAAAACTTATTTAAAGTAGAATTTAATCTTTTTTCGCACTCACTACCTAAACTGGTATCTTTATCAACTAAGAGATTAAAAAGAGGAAATAGTTCTTGCTGGTTTTTGGTTAGAAGAGCTGCTCTTACCCTACTAGCTGTTAGTTCTGTGTAGTAGCTTAAATCTGTTTTGATAAATTCTCTTTTTGGTTTTAGAAACTCTTTCATCTAAATATCCTTTTTAAAAAGCTTTTCTTTTGTCTAATTTCACTCATAAATTTATTTGCCTTTTCATAATCAAAATTTGGCACTTTTGCTATACGCCATGCAAACTCTAAACTATCAAGCCCATCATCGTGAGCTGATTTTGGGTAAGTATCAAGTTCATCTATAAAAGTATGAGAGTGCTTGTCTATTAAGATAACTCCATTGTTAATTGGTGGGGTTAAACTATCTATCCTTAACTCTTTAGCCACTGTATTTTTAAGCGAAATAATCGGCAAATAAATTCCTAACTCACAAGACCTTTTTTCTAAATAGTCTTTAAAAAACTCTTGAAACTGCACAGTTTCAATGGCTATTTTTAAAGGCCTGTTTAGACTTAAGATACTAGCTGCTTCGCTGATAATTCTCTCAGCCATCACCTCAGGCTTTAATTTTGTCATCTTAACTTTTGCATAAAATTTATTATCTAATAGCCCTAAAATAGCTATACTAAAATAATCCCCTTTTGACTTGCCCAAACTTGGGTCTATTCCCATATAGTAAGCATCACATAGTGGCATCTCATCAAATGTTTGATAAGAGCTAAAGCTAAGCTCATCACTACTTAATGGCTCTTGTTGATACTCACTTAAAAAAGCCCCCTTACTTGCTTTATACTCTAGAAAAAATCTCTCTTTATTTAAAGAGATATCATCTAAGATAAACTCATCTAATGCAAAAGTCTCTAAATCAAAAGGAAAGCTTAAAACCAAAGGAAATGTAAAGCTTTTAAAATCCACTCTTTTTTCAAGGCGGTTAAGTAAGCAGTCATAATGCAAGGTTGTGCCTATAACAAAGATGTTGTAGTTTTCATCATCTCTTGCTGGTAGCTTCATAATGGCTTTTTCAAACCAGTTGTAAATTTTATCTCTTTGACTTTTTGTTTTAACATTTTCATCATTTTCTAAGTCATCGCATATTATCAAATCAGGTCTAAAGCCTCTCCAGTTTTCGCCCCTTATCTTTTTGCCAGCTCCATATACACTTATCTTAAAAGGCTTTTTACCAACATAAAACACAATCTCTTCACTACTCCAAATCTCTCCTTTTGTGATGTTAAAATCATCTATAAAAAGAGAATTTGTCTCTAGTTCGTCTTTTATAAAATCAAGCGTTTTTTTGCTTAGATCAAGTGTGGCTGAGACTATGATGGTGTTTCTTTTTTCTTTTTTAACTACTTTTATAAACAAAACATAAAGTCTACTTATAAGAGTAGTTTTAGCCGCACCCCTGTAGGCTTTAAAAACCATATGATGGTTGTTTTTAGTTAGAGTGGAGTTGTGTTTATAAAAAAAGTTTCTAAATTTAGAAGTTTCTGGAAATTTTACATGGTGGCCAAAATAGATACTAACCATATCTTTAAAACTGCTCTTTGCCTTTTTTACTCTTTCATCTTTTTTTGTAGGGTCTAAGCCACTTTGCAAGGCTTTTTTAAGATCAGAGCTTAAGCCATCTAGCCACTCTTTAAACTCAAATTTGGCTATTTTTTGTAAATTAGAGCTGTTTTGATTAGTTAATTTAACATCATTTAAAAAGCCATTTAGTTCGTCTTTATTAAATAGCATTTAAATTCTCTATTTTTTTGTTAAACTCAGCACTATCTAAAAGTAAAACTAAGTTTTGTAAGCTCTTATCATCCCCACTGCTTTTAAAGTGCTCTACTATAAGCTTAATAACCTCTTTTACAATGCTAAGTTTATATGATGCTGGATCTTCAAGCTTAGCAATATACTTCATCTTTGCAAAGCTATCGCCTACTTTTGATAAAGCGTTTGCTTTTTCTATAGACGAGAGCTTATCATCATCGGTTATATCTTTTATGGCTTGATACATCTGGTCTATGAAGCTATTATAGATAGTTTCACCACTATTTTTAGCATTTAAGATAGCATCTGTTGCTTTTATCATATCCCAGTTACCATCACGGCTTTTATAGTTTTGGATAGTTTTAGGGCTTTTATGTAAGATTTGGGCTATTTTTGAAATGTTAAAGCCTTTTAAGTAAAGCTCCCTAGCTAGCTCCTTTGTAGAACTCAAAATATCTCCTTTTTTTAAAGATTTAAAATCTTGACGGATTTATTCAAAACTCTTAAAAATCCACTGCGTCACATACAGGAAGTATGCTCCTTGTGGATTTTACGAGTTTTTAATAACTACGCCTATTTTTGAAAATCTATTATTTTTACTAAAAACCTTTTGCCTAGACGCCTACTTTATCCTAAGTTATTACTTTGCATAATCCGTTCTTTGCAATACCCTTTTAAAACACTTTTAAGCTGTTTAAAATCGTTTAAAACTTTTAACTTAACTCAATGGTCGCTTTTAAGATAAATTGCTTTTAAAAGCTAAAATTTTTAATTTTTCACATTTTAGAGTAAAAAATGAGATTTTTCACTCCAAATGCTTACATTTGCTAAATATAGACACTTAGAGTGAAGTTATTTTAAAAAATCTATAAAATGGCAGAGTTTTAAAAGTTTAGGAAAGGATTAGTTTTGCAAAAGAGTGTTATTCAAAAACCTTTAAGTCTAAATTTCAAAGAAAACGAACTTATAAAAGTAAGTCCTATTGGAGAGGTTGTTGGGCTTGATGGTAGAAAATTTAAAATCAGCGGTGAAAGCTTAGTTGAAAATATCCAAAAAAATGCCCTTGATATAGTTTTAGATGAAAATCATAGCTTTGGAGGTGCGGTTGGTTGGTTTGATAAAAATAGCTTTGAATTAAAAAGTGATGGAATTTATGCAAAGCTAGAACTAAATAAAAAAGGCAAAGAGCTTATTGAAAATAGAGTTTATAAGTATTTAAGCCCTGTATATGATGTAAGTGGAGGCAGTGTGGTAGCCCTTGATAGCGTTGGGTTAGTTAATAGACCAAATTTATTAAATAATGCATTAAATCATAAAGGAGAAAAAGTGGATATTAAAGATAGCAATGAGTATAAGGCTTTAGAAAAAGAGCTAAATGAGGTAAAAGCTTTAAATGAAGCTTTTAAAAAAGAGCTTGATGAGTTAAAACAAAGCAGTAAGGCTGATGAAAATAAAGATGAAGATGATAAATTAGAGCTTAATTCTAGGCTTGAAAAGATAGAAAAAAGCTTAGATGCGATGAGTTCTATTTTTGGCAAAAAAGATCTTGAAAAAAATGAAAAACAAACCCTTAGCGATGAAGAGAGAAAAATAGCCTTGATGCTAGGGCTAAGTGATGATGAATACAAAGGAGCAAAATAATGGCACATTTTGAAGAGACAGCAATTGGCTTTAAAGCTATATTTCAAAAAACATTTAATGATGTAAAAAGCGAAGCTGATACCTTAGCTATGAGAGTTAATAGCAATAACTTAAGTGAAAAGTATGTTTGGCTTGGAAACTTTCCGATGATGAAAGAGTGGGTTGGCGATAGAGATATCAAAAAGTTTAAAGACTATGGATATACCTTAGAAAACCAGCCATTTGAAGCAACTGTAACAGTTCCAAATAATCATTTAGAGTATGATAAAGTTGGTCTATATAAACCAGCCATTGAACAGATGGCATTTAATGCTAAAAAATTTGGAGCAAAACTGGTAGCTGATATTTTACTAACTGGAGAGAGTAGTAAGTGCTATGATGGACTATCTTTTTTTAATGATGCACACAAAATAGGAAATGATACTTATGCAAATTTAGGCACAGGTGTTTTAAATAGTGAAAACTTAATAGCTGCGCAAGCCTTTATGATGAGTATAAAAGGCGATAGTGGGCAAAGTTTAGGCGTAATGCCATCGCACTTAGTTTGTGGTCCAAAAAACCTAGCAAATGCCATAAAAACAATTGAAAAAGATCTTTTAGTAGGTGGAGAGACAAATCCAACTTATAAAAGATATGAGCTTTTAGTGATGCCTGAGATAACTGATAGTAGCTGGTATTTGATGGATCTTAGTAAGCCAGTTAAACCTTTTGTTTTACAGGTTGCAAAGGACGGTGTTTTTGAAGCAAGTAATGATCACCACTTTATGAAAGATGCAGCACTATTTGGGTGTAAAAGCTTTATGAATGCTGGGTATGCGCTTTGGCAGTTAGCTTATAAATCAAGTGGGGCTTAAGATGCATTATAGTGTAGAGTTATTTAAGGGGCAAAAAGATGGAACAAGAATTGATGATAAGAGCCAAACAGAGCCTTTACAATCCAGAAGAGATAACAGAACAAATGGTGGAAATAGCACTAAAGGAAGCAAAGGAGCTAACACAAAACAAGCCCCTACCAGAGCCGATGATAATGGATCTAGCGATGTTTCGCTTAAAGCTTCTACTAAAGATTGAGCCAACGGAGCTTGATCTAATACTGATGAAAGAGGCTTTAAAGATGGCTGAAAAGATAGAGGGTGAAAGTGGTGAGCTAATAACACAAACAATATATGGAATAAGAAAAAGTGAGTTTTGAAATGAAAACATTAAAAGATGCATATTTGGCTTTAAAAAAAATAGTTCCAAACTCAATAGATATAAGCAATGCTAGTCCTCAAGGTGGGGTATATCTACTTTTTAAAGGACTTAATCAAATCAATATAAATGTTGATTTAGTTAGTTTCATCATCTTAATTCAAGCTAAAAGCTTAAATGACGATAACTTTAGTGCTTTATCTTTAGTAGATAGTATTAGGCGTGAGTTTATAAAACATGACTTTTTATTGGCTGACACAGGAGATATAAGCGCCCAGTTTAAAGGATTTAATGGGATGCTTTATAGCTATGAAATGAGTGTTAGTTTTAAAATTTTTAGAGATGATATTTAAGATTTAAAATAGTAACGGATTTAAAATAATTTTTCCCTTAGCCACTCGCTTACATACAGGAAGTATGCTCGCTTCGTGGCAGGAAAAAATTATCTTAACTACGCTGAATTTTGAAAATCTATAGCGTGGGCTTGATAGCTTAGGATAAAGCAAAGATTTAGAAGTTTAAAAGGATAGTGATGAAAAAAATGGTAATAAGAAGAGATAAAGAAGTAGCCGATGCAACCTTAGGGGCGTTTTCTTTGTTTGATGAAAATGGGGGTGAGATACTAACAGGCTGGACGCTTGAACCAGCTGGACCTGATGAAGTAAAGCCAAATTTAGATAGACGAATACCAGAGGGCAAGTATAATGCCGTTTGGAGTTATAGTCCAAGATTCAAGAAAAAACTACCACTTCTATCAAATGAGCTAGTTAGTAAAGATAGAAGGATTTTAATCCACACAGGCAACTATGGTCGTGATACAACTGGGTGCGTGATAGTAGGCGATGGTTTAGGAAAAAATGGCGTATTTAACTCTATAAAAAAATTTAAAGAGTTAGTGGAGTATCTTAAATTTGAAGATTTTATAGTAGAAATTGATAATGTGAGCGTATGATGAGAGTAATAAGCTTTATACTTAAATACAAAAATGCTTTAAACATTGTAGGTGTGATTTTAAGTATAGTTTATCTAGTTTATTTAATGCTTCAAATTTCAGTTAAAGATAGTGAAATAAAAGAGCTTAAATTTGATCTAGCAACTGCTAGATTTGAGCTTTTTAGATGCGATAAAAGCCTAGAGTTGCAAAACGAAGCTATAAAAAGACTTGAAATTAAAGGCGAACTAAAAGAGCCAAAAAGCGTAGAAAAGATTAAAAAAATCTATGTAAAAGACAAAAGCTGTCAAGGGGAACTAAATGCATATAAAAGTTTATTTAATACTAGTGATTAGCTTTATCTTGACTGGTTGTGCCAGTAAAGAAAAAGTGATTTATAAAGACATTTTAATTCCTACAAAATGTGACGCTAAAATGCCTTTAAAACCAGCTAATAATGGCGATTTTGAAAGTCATAAAGCAAAAATGATTTATTACATGGAGTGTGAGAATACTTTAAAATTTTGCCTAGGAATAAAAGATGATTGATGAAAAAATAATTAACAGTGGAAGCGATTTTATAAGCAGAAGCGATAGCTGGGGCGTTACAGGGGTGACTGTGTTTTTTGTTTTAGTTATGGTTGGGGTGCTAGTATTTTTTGCTGTTTATGTTGTAAAAAACATCTCAAAAGTGGTAGAAAACAACACAGATGCACTAAATAAAAACCTTGATAAAACAGATAGAGAATTTGATGAAGTTAAACATAAACAAAACGAAATTCACGCCGATGTAAAGGAAATTTTACATAACACAAAAAAAAGCTAAGTTGCTAGAAATAGCTAAAAAAGTTAGAGAATTTTAAAAATAACTTAGGATAAAGTAAGCGTTTAGCAAGTAATTTGCTAACAAAATACTCCAAACAGAAGGTGTGTATTTATGAAAATCATGTCTGCCACGAAGCGAGTTATCGTCTGATAATGAGCGAGTGGCTAAGGGTGGGATTTTTATAAAGGTGTGGCTAAATGGGGAGTTAATTAAAAAAAGGAGAGATAATGGCAAGAGTTTTAGCAAGAACTGGTCTTAAAGTGGGAATCGAAAGCGTTAGTGGAACTTACAAAGAACCAACGCAAGTTTTAAAAGTAAGTTCAAATATCCAGCCAAAGGTAAGTTTTGATGAAGTTGAAATTCCAAATTTTGGCTTTTTTGGTGGTGCAAAGGATGTTGTTACAATTGCTGATTGGGGGCAAATGGAGATAGAGGCTACAACTTGCCTTTATAAAGATATCAATTTTTATGATAATTTGTTTTTGATGTGTAATTTAAAAAAAGAAGAAGATACAACTAAAAAAACAATAACCTACACCCCTGATACTCACTCAGCTGTAACAGGAAGTGTTGATCTAATACTGCCTGATAGAAAATATAAAGGAAAAGGTGCAAAAAGCTCTTTTAGTATCAGTGGTAAGGTTGGAGATAAATTAGAGATGAAATTTAGCATCAAGGCTGCATATGATGGAGAGGTAGTTGGTGATCAAACAATAAGCGATATTAAAGCTGGAGAGGCTTTGCTGATACGCCGATTAGGGGCTATGACTTTAAATGGGGTAGATATTAACTTAAGTGAGTTTAGTTTTGAGATGGGTAATGTGATAAATTATGAGAAATTTACCAATATCGGTGAGTTTCATATGAGTGATTATGAGCCAAAACTAACTTTAAAAATGCGTCTTGAACATGGTGGCGAGAGTGGATTTAGAGAGTTTGCAAGTGGTGGGGTTATGAAATTTGAGGCTGTTTTTAAAGATGCAAATAATAAAGATATCTTTAAGCTTACAATTCCAAGAGCAAAAATATCAAAAACACCTGAGTTTGAAGATATGGATGGTATCTATGTGATAGAAAGAGAGTTTTTAGCACTTAGTGATAAGGGTGATGATAATTTTAGTTTAGTTTATTATAAGGATGTCTAATGGCAAGATTAAGCAATGGACTTGAAACAATGGAACTTGGCGTAACTAGTTGGAGAATCATAATAAATGATAATTTTAAAATGCTTTATACAAAAGGTGAAGTTGATAATTTATTAAAAGAGTATCAATCAGTTACTAAGCTAAATGAGACTTTAAAAGAGTATGCAAAGGTAAGTGAGTTAAAATCATTAGCTAATGGAGATAAAACAAAGGATTTTATGGTTAAAAATATTGATATAGCTGGGGTTTTAAAGTTAAGTAAAACAGATGTGCCATATAGCCAACCACCCAATAAGCCAAGTGGATATTTTAAGGTTAATTTAGATGGGAAAGAAGTGGCAATTGCGTATTATGATATAAATTAAGATTTAAAATAATAACGGATTTAAAATAATTCTTCCCTTAGCCACTCGCTCATTATCAGACGATAAATCGCATCGTGGCAGGAAAAAATTATCTTAACTACGCTGAATTTTGAAAATCTATGGCGTAGCAGATAGCCAAAAAAGTGGTTAGAAATAACTTAAATGTTAGAAAGGAAAGCAATAACTTAGGATAAAGTAGGCAGTATTTGTAAAAAGCGTAGCGTGGCAAATGAGACGCACTCCTTGTGCGTCGCTAGTAGCAGACACGCTTAAGCTTTTTGCAAAGGTTGTCAAAGTTTAGAAGTTTAAAAAAAGGATTAAAAAGATGATAAAAACAAGGTATAGCATAAATTTTATTGTTGATGATGAAAGCTTTAATATCGAAGTAAAAGACCCTAGTCTAAAAGAGAAAAAAGAGTTAGAAGATATGACTTTAAAAAGCCGTGAGGCATTAGATGAGTTTAATAGTATGAATGCTAAAAAACAAACTCTACTTAGCCAAATAGAATATAAAAAAGAGCTTATTAGGGTAAATAAAGAGCTATTAAAACAAAGTCCTAATAAATTTGAGCTTTTAAGTGAAAATAAGACCATTTTAAAAGAGATCGCAGATTTAGATGCAAAGCTTAAAAGCCTAAAAGATATAAATTTAGAAAAAATAAATGATGAGTTGGAGAGTGTTTTAGAGTATAAAAACAACCTTTTAATAAGTGGGGATGATAAAGAGAGGCTACTTTCTGCCCTAAAAGAAAAAGGTATAAGTAACCAAAAATTTTGGGAAATTTTAGGCTTAGAAGTGGCAAAAGAGATGGAAAAAAAGTAGCTAAGCTTTGTAAGTTTGTATTGCAATTTTTAAAAAACAAAGAATTTGCAAACTATAAAGATGAAAATCAAAAGGCATATTTACAAAGCGTAGGAGTTGTATTTTTAGATGATGAGTTTGAGATTAGGATTTGTGAGCTGTTTTTTAATGCATTAGAAAACAAAGATATGGGTGTAGGACTAAATTTTAACTATGCGAAGTGTTACGCTAAAAAATTTGGTCTTGATATAGTTGAAATTTGGGGTGTTTTAAATAGGCTTTTAAATGTGGTTAATAGCAGTTTAAATAGGGGTTAAAATGAACTATCTTTTACATAAATCTAAAACAAATAGAGCTAAAAAAGGCAATATTATAATAGCAATACTTAAAGTTTGGGTGCTAAATTTTATAGGACTATCAGGTAAAATTGCGTTTAAAACCACTCCTAAAATTAGTAAAAATGGGATAAAAAGCAAACTTCCAATAATCTTTAAAACAAAAGATCTGCTCTTTAAAAGTAGTATTGAGACTATAAAAATAGCTATCATCCCACCAAATAAACCAAAATTTGGAACTAGTATCATAATCTCTCCTTTAGTTTTATTATACCAAAAAAGATTGCAATATGAGTAAAGATCTAAGTATAAAAATATCAGTTGATAGTAAAGATGCTACTTCAAATGTTGATAAATTAAGCAAGGGCTTTGAGAATTTAAAACAAAAGGTAGATTTTGGAGCCCACCTTGCACAACTTAGTGCTGGACTTGCAACGCTTGGAGCAAAATTTACATCTTTAGTAGGCAAATCACTTGAACTTGCGGATAATTTTAGTATGCTAAAAGCAAGGGTTAATTTAGTAAGTGCTTCAAATGATGAGTTTATAGCATCTATGCAGACTCTTTTTAGCATCTCTCAAAACACAGCTTCATCTTTTGAAAGCACAGCTGGGCTTTATACTTCACTAAAAACAGCAACTTCAAACTTAAGTGTTTCACAGCGTGAGCTTTTAGATGTTACAAAAACTATAAACCAGACTTTGCTAATAAGTGGAGCAAGTGCTAGTTCAAGTAGTGCTGCACTAATTCAACTCTCTCAAGCTTTTGCAAGTGGAGTTTTAAGGGGTGATGAGCTTAACTCAGTACTTGAACAAAGCCCAAGACTTGCTAGAGCAATAGCCGAGGGCTTAGGAGTTAGTGTTGGGGCTTTAAGAGAGCTTGGTGCTGAGGGTAAGCTTAGTGCAGATGAAGTATTTAACGCTTTAAAAAATCAAGGCGAAGTAATAGATAGTGAGTTTTCAAAGATGCCACTAACTATAGAAAATGCAAGAGTTAAGATACAAAACTCACTTTTAGCAATGGTAGGAGATCTTGATAGTACAAGTGGGGCTAGTAAAGGAGTTGCAAATTCCCTTAATTTAATAAGTGTGTGGATAGATAATAATAGAGCAAATATAGTAGAGTTTGGAAGTGATATTTATAAGAGCTTTGAATTAATTGGAAGTGCTTTGATACTAGTAGTAAATGGCGTTAGAGAAGGCGTCCTTTCTATGAGTGCTGCTGTGGGAGATGGCGTTAATAACGCCTTAAGCTTTGTAACTTCTTTAATAGATAGCGCTACTTCAAAGCTAGAGGGCTTAATAAATGGGATAAATAGCTTTGTGGGCTTAAGTGAAGTTAGTCTAGGCAAGATTGGAGAGGTTAAAATCTTTAATACAGATGCTTTAAAAGATGAATATAGTGAAGTTAAAAAGCAAAATGATATGATTTTTCAAAGCATCAAAGAGCAATTTAATGACATAGCAAAAACTTCATATAATAGTGCTAAAAAGCCCCTAGCTCCAAGCCAGATTAAAAACATTGTTACACCTACAAAACAAAGCACCACGCCAAAAAGAACTATTTCTAAAAAACAAGCCAACCCACAAGTCCAGTATAAAAAAGCACTTGATAAAGCAATAGCTTACTATGATGCTATAGGGGATTTAGAAAATAAAAGATTAAAAGAAAAAGAAAAACAATCACTAAAACTAAAAGAGTTGGGGCTTAATGATTTGCAAATAAGTGAGTATTTTGCAAAAGAGGAAACCAAAATTAAAGATGAGCAAAACTTAGAGCAATTAAAAAGCAAAGAAAGATACTATGAGCTGCTTGGCGAAAAGGTAAAAGCTAGTAACACAAGACTTCAAATTAGGGCTTTAGAAATGCAAAAGGATGGCTTTAGTGGACAGGAGATTTCTAAAGCCTTGTATGGTAATGAAAATAGGAAGCAAAATTACGATAATCTAAACTCAAAAATGGGCTTTGATACTGGAATATCTGGAAGCTTTATGGATAAGATGTTTGCACTTAATGAGTTTTTAGAGACTGAAAAAGCAAGAATAGAGGCTCATTATAGCTCACTTGAAGATTTAAAAGTAAATCACATCGCTAAAGAAAACGAACTTGATAGGATGAATATGGCATATAAAATGGGCATAGCTGGGGCTGGGTTTGATGCTTTGGGAAGTTTGGCGATGCAGTTTTATAAAGCAAGTGATGGTAAAAATAGAGGTGCTTTAAGAGCATATCAAGCGATGATGGTTGGCAAAGCAATTGTAAATACTTACACAGCTGCAACTAATGCTTATGCCTCAGCTGGTAATCCAATTCTTGGTGCTGCAATGGCAGCTATTGCAATAGCAGAGGGTATGGCACAAGTTGCGATGATAAAATCACAAAAATTTCACTTTGGTGGTGGAGTTGGACTAAGAAGTGATGAAGTAAATGCCACACTTCAAACAGGAGAGTATGTTTTAAGTAGGAAAGATGTAGCAAATTTAAAAGATGATCGTGGTACAAGCGGTGGAGTTGTGATAGTAAATACTCTTGATAGGTCTGTGTTTGATCAGTGGGCAAGTAGTAGAGATGGAAAAAGAGTGATTAAAAATGTTATTTCAGATAATTAAGATTTTAAATAGTAACGGATTTAGGAAAGTAATAACTTAGGATAAAGTAGGCAGTGTTTACTAGTTTAAATACTCCAAACAGAAGGTGCGTATTTATGAAAATCACGCCCTGCCACGAAGCGAACATACTCTTTGTATGTGAGCAAGTGGCTAAGGGTGGGATTTTTATAAAGGTGTAGTTAAATGGGGAGTTAAAAAGTTTAGAAGTTTAAAAAAAGGAGTAAAGGATGTATGTAGAGGGAAGTTGTAACGGAATGTTTGAACTACTTGAGGTTATAAAAACAACTGCAATAAGCGTTGGGTGGAAGCTTCAAAAAGAGGTTAGTTTACCTTTTAATAAGGTCTATGATAATGAAAGCTTTATAAATACAAATCCTTTTTTAGTAGATGGATTAGCTACCACAAAAGGAAAAGAAAACTTTATAAATTTGCCTAGAAAGGAAAGCATTAGTGGGATAAATTTTGATGAGGACGCAGAAGTTAGTGTATATGGTGTTTTAGAAGATAACACAGAGGTTTTAATAAAAGATAAAATAAGTTCATCAACTACTTTTGCTCCAAGTGATAAATTTAATAGATATAAGGTTACTTCATCAAAAGATCTTAGTGAGATAAATTTAGTCATTAACTCAGATAAAACACTCCAAAAAGAGATCTATTTGCAAAGCAGTGGCAGTAGTGAAATGGAACAAATTTGTGTTAATTTTAAAGCCTTTTTGGTTCCAAGTGATTATACAAATTTGATGTGTAGTGTGGCTTTAAGCTTTTCAGGAGAGCTAGGTTTTAAAGATCAAGTCGGAGGAGTTATTTCTAATTTAGCTGGACTTGATAGCGAAATAAAGTATTTTTTAAATATTGATAAAAACAAAATTATAGTTGCTATAAGAGTCTATGACCAAAACGATGCATACTTAAAAAGTCCGCTTTATCAAATAGGATATTTTGGGAAATTAAGAATTTATGGTGGAGAGTGGAGCTTTACATCAAATTTTGCTAGTATCGCAGGAAGTTATGACTTACTTACTAGGTTTTCAGATATTAAAAAAAGTTGTTTAGAAAACCCAAAGCTTTCAATAAATCAAAGCGTTGTAACGCCTACTACAAATATAATAAATTGGAGTAAAGACAGCCTTGATATATCGCCTTATCCAAATGGTGAGCTATTTAGCACCCCTGTGTTTTATTATAAAAAAAACACTCAAAACATCACTGGCCAAAACACAGAGGATTATTTTAATGGAGAGATTTATGGAGAACTTGATGGCATAGTTAAGATAGTCGCAACTGCTGGGGTTAATAGTGAGGATTGTATTAGTATTAATGGAAGCGAGTATGTTGTTATTCAAGATGGAAGTGAAAATAGTGCATATAACCTATTTGCCATAAAAAAGGATTAAAATATGATAGTTCAAAGTGGAAAATGTCTTGATCGGTTTGAGTTTTTAACTATTTTTAGTGCTTTTGCATTAAAGTGTGGCTGGAGTATAAATAAACAAAGCAAAACAGAGCTTTATTTAAAAAATAGTTATGGAAATTACTTACAAATTATGCTTGATTATGTAAATGCAAATGGGGCAAATGTTGGATTGTTTGCAGGGGCTTTGAGTTTTGATGAGAGTAAGGGCTTTGAAGACCAACCTGGGTATTCAAGGCTTAATCAGCACAGTGCTTATAAATCGTCCGCCCAAATAACAACAGCTATTTTTTTCAACTATAAAAACAGGGTTGATTATGACATGGAAGGATATACCTTAGTTGGAGATAGTAAGACTTTGTTTTGCAATATGGAGTTACGCCCAAATGCAACATACTCTTTTTTTAGTTCAAATTTAACTAAATTTCATGAGTTTAATGGCGGACATATTATTTTTAGTGATTGTTTTGCTGGATATGGTCCATATGGAAGTTATAGTAGGATGAGTAAAGATGCAAAGTGTATAATTAATCAAAACTTTACACCTTTTGAACTACCTCAATATGAAGATAATAACTCACTATTTAATGTCTTAGTCGGTGGGTATTGGCACACTAATCAATCAGACTCTAAAAACTCTAGTATCTATAATCTAATAACAAAAAGTAGGATTATGACAAATTTGCAAGAGTGGGAAAACTTTTTATCTAATCTAAACCGCCAGTCAAAGACAAATGCTTACTATATCAATAACAAAGACTATATAAAACTAAATGCTCTAAGTGTATATGAGATAGCTAAGGTTATAAAGGATAAAAACACAGGACTTAATGTTGTGGTTGCACCTGAGTTTTTTTATAAAAATGATTTAGAAAAATGGACTCACGCTGGGATTTTAGATGATGTTAGGATAGTTGGATTTACTGGGCTTAAAAACAGAAGCGAACTTCATATGGGAAGTGAGAAATTTATGGTATTTGAACCACACGGAGATTTATATAGTGCTAATAAAGAAGTAGGATATAGAAGAAATAGATTTGGTTTGGCGGTAAGGCTATGATGGTAGGTTTAATTGGTAATTATAAAGTCTTTCCAAACTCTTTAATACTAACTAAAAGTAGTTCTAAAAGTGCTAAAATCACTAAAAAAGCTACCCCTAGTGCTACTAAAAAAGAAAAAATAACTAAAATCTCAACTCTTTGCAAGGCATTTTACCATGACTTAGCAATATGGGCTTATGTAGTTAAAAAAGATGCAAATAGTAAAGATTTTACTAGCCTTAAAAGAGAACTTGACTTTGAGATGATAACAAGTGATAAGGTTTTAAGATTAAGGCTAAGAAATGCTGATATTAAAGCTACAACTCTTGAAAATATTGAAACTACTTCAAGTGGGCTAACTATCACAGGCACAAAAGCTAGTGATATCTATAAACCAAACCAGTGGAGAGAAATTAGCATAATAGCTAGTAGTGTTGGAGATATAGATGCTGGTGGGCTAATAAATTTTATTTTTACAAAACAAGTTATAACTATTTATATAAAAGGAACAAGAGCAGTTGTTTTTAGTTACAAACCAGCTTATAGTTACTCTGAGAGTAAGGTTTATCAAACATCCATTTTTACAGCACAAAACTCAAAAGAGGTTAGAACCTCGCTATCTAAAAGCTATAAGAAAAAAGTTAGCTTTAATGTAATTACAAAAGAGCTTAATAGCGGAGTTGAACAAATTCTTAGTTTTGCTTTACAAAGATATTGTTTAGTGCCATTGTGGAATAGTTTAAGCATAAGTAAAACAAGTGGGACACTAAATATTTTAAGATGCGATACAACTTTAAAGGAGTTTGATAAATACCTAATAGTTTGGAGGGCTTTTAACGATTTTGAGTTTGCAAAGATACTAAATTTAGATGATGATAAAATCACAATAGATAAGCAAATTTCAATTAATAGTGGGGATTATATAGTGCCACTTTTAAAAACAACTCCTGCTAAAAGTATAAATTATGATTTTTTAACAAGTGAGGTAAAGAGCTATAAATTAGAATTTTTGGAGTTAAAATGAGATATTTAGATAAAGATATTTGGTTTAAAGCCCCTTTAATAAAGCCAAAAATAACGATTTCTAACGACTACTCATTAGTTGGTAAAAATGTGCAGACTAAATTTAGCCTAACACCTACTTTAAGAGTTATATCACATAACTATTTTGTGCATGACTTAAAAGAACTAAGAGAGTTTGAGGCATTTTTTGATAAGCATAAAGCAAGGTTAAAAGATTTTTTTATCCCAAGCCATACAAAAGATCTCACTGCTTTAAAATCCCCAAAAGGAAATAACTATTTTTCATCAAAAAACTCAAATAAAGCTTTTTGGATATACGCTCAAACAAGACACTTGATGTTTAATAGGCGTTTTATTACTCAAATTTTAGATGTTAAATTAAAAGAAAATAGTGAAGTTGTTGTTTTAAAAGATGCTTTAGAGTTTGATGTAGATGAAAATACCTTAATAGAAGAGTTAATCCATGTTAGATTTAACAAAGATGAGATAGAGTTTATAAAAAATAATTCAGTAGGTTTTAGAGTAAGCTTAGACTTTAAGGAGGTATTTTATGAGTGAGTTGTTTGAGTTTATTTTAGAAAATGAAGTTACTTATTATTCATCCAAAGATAGTGATTTTACTCTAAATAATAATATTTACAAAGCAGCTAGTATCTATACAAAAGAGTTGTCAAAAGATAGTTTAAATGATGATGCGGTAATTATAGCTAGTAAGGATATTTATCCTATAAATTTATTTAAATTTTTTAATCCTAGTGTAAATGTTTATGTAAGAATCTTAGATGAAAAAGGCTTACAGCAATTTGTAGGACGCATAAAAGATGTGGAGTTTAGTTTAAATGACAGCACTGCATCTTTACGCCTTGCAACTCTTGGTGGGCTTATGAAAAGCAAAATTCCAACTAGAACATATAGTAGGAACTGCTCTTTTGAGTGCTTTGATAAAAACTGCTCTTTAAATAAAGATGATTTTAAAATCACTATTTTAGGAAGCGAGTGTGAGATAGCAAAAGATTTTATGAGTATAAAATCAAGCCTTATAGAAAAAAAGCCAGTTGGTTATTTTACAGGTGGATATGCTGAGTTTAACCGTCAAAGAAGCTATATAACAAAATCTAGCAAGGATACAATTTTTCTGATGTTTCCACTAGGGAATTTGGATAAATCAAGTGTGATAAATTGCTACGCTGGGTGTGATAAGCTTTTATCAACTTGTAAAAATAAGTTTAATAATGGTGTAAGTTTTGGTGGGTTTGCTTTTGTTCCAAGTAAAAACCCAATAACAGATGGATATTAAAAAAGATTTAAAAAGATTTTAAATATGTAAATCTTTAGAAGTTTAAAAAAGGAGAAAGATTATGTTTTATGCTATTATTGCAGCAATTACCGCTGTAGCCTTAGTTGCTGTTTATTTGATGATGCCAACACCAACTATGGATAATGCATCATCTGCTGGACTAGATGATTTTAATTACCCAACAAATGATAATGGTAGGGTTGTGCCTGAAGTTTTTGGGACTTGCCATATAAGGGGTAATGTAATATGGTATGGAGATCTAAGAAGTTCTGAGATAAGGAGTTAAAATGGGTAAAGGTGGAGGTGGTGGCTCTCAAGTCATCGGATATGCTTATTTTTTAGGCTTAGCATACGCACTATGTTCAAAAGTAGATGAGCTTTTAGAGTTTCGTTTAAATGGTGATACGGCTGCAAAACCAAATTTAAAAGGTTGTGGAAGTTTTGAGGCTATAACAGGCAAAGAACAACCAACTCATGGAAGTGGAAATTCTAAATCAAGAGTTTATTTTTATGATGGAACTCAAAACACTTCTGATAGCTATTTAACAAAGCAAACAGGAGAAAACATCGCATATAAAAATACCGCTTACTTTGTAATAAATGGCTTTATTGGGGATAATGTTAGAAGTGCTCCAAACTACTCAGCTGTAGTTAAAAGAACAAATCTTACTGGTTGGAACTATGTAGGTGTAAGTGATGAGATAAATGGTGATGCTAATCCAGCATCTGTTTTATGGTATATGCTTACAAAACTTATCGGTCTTGATGAAAAAGTGCTTGATAAAGACTCATTTTTAGAGGCAAATAAAACACTTTTAAATGAGGGTCTTGGGATAAGCTTTATTATGAGTAAGCCACAAGAGGCAAAAGAGTGGGTGCAAGAAATATTAAGAACAATTGACGGGGCTTTATGTATAAATCCAGCAACAGGAAGATTAACTCTTAGACTTTTAAGGGATGATTATGATCAAAAAAACTTAAAGCTCATCAATGAAAGCAATATGAATAATCTAAAATTTAAAAGAAAGGCTTGGGATGAGACATACTCAAGAGTAACTGTTAAATATACCAGCAGGGGTAGTTTTTCAGCCGCTAGTGTGAGTGCCATAAACTCAGCTACAAGGCAAACTCTAGGATTTGAAAGAGCTTATAGTGTTGAATATATGAGCATAAGCAGTGCAGCAAATGCAAATAAAGTCTTAACTAGACTTATGAGAAAGCTAAGCTATCCTTTGGCAAATTTAAGATTTGATTTAAGCTCTTATGAGTTTAAAAACCTTATGGTTGGGGATGTGCTACTTTTTTCTAATAGTGCTTTAGGCGTAATTGATATGCCAATTAGAATACTAAATTTAGGAAGTGATAAAGAAGGAAGTATCAGTGTTGAGGCGTGTGAGGATGTATTTGCCTTAAAAAATATCACAATTACAAGCGTTCAAGAAGACCTATATAAGCCAATTGATTTAAGAATTGATGAGCTAGAATATTTTAGTGCGGTTGAAAGCACCGTAGAAATGGGTGATGAAATGGGAGTTTTACCAGTTGTGGCAAAGCCAGGTGGGTTTGTGCAAAAAATAAGAGTAAGAGATGGCTTAAGTGGAAAAAGCGTTGATGTAAAGCCTTTTAGTGTTGCAAGGCTTAGCCAGAACTTCGAGATATCTCCTGAAATGGGTGATGAGATTAGCTTTTTAGTAGATGAGATCACGCCTTTATGGAAAGTATCAGCTACTAGGGCTGGGTGGCAAAGGATAAAATTTACTTGCTTAATAGATAATGAGTTTATAAATTTCCAGCATAGAGAGGATTTAGGTGATGGAAAATGGCGTGTTAAGACCTTAATGCGTGGGCTTAGTGGAACAAAGATATCAAGGCATTTAAAAGGGGCTTTAGTTTGGTTTGCTCCAGTTGATGCAAATGATCTTATAACCTTACCGCTAGTTGCTCCAAATACAACGCTATTTTTTGAGGCTTCAAACTTTGCTGTTAAAAGTGAAATTAAAAAGCTTGAGTTTAGCCATTCTCAAAACGCAAAAAAACCTTATCCTATATCAAATTTAAAAGCCCTTAGAGACGGCAAAAAAGTAGTTTTAGAGTGGAAAAACCGTGTTAGATTACATGGTGCAAACTACAGAAATGCTGATAATATCATAGCAGGAGTTGATGAGGGTTTAAATGAAAACAGGGTGATAATTAAATGGTTTGTTAATGAAAAAGAGTTTGTTTTTGAGACAAAAGGTGAAAGATTTGAAGCAGAGGTGCCACTTAGAACTACATTTTATCTATGGCAAATGGCGTATAAAGGTGGCTTTTTAAGCGATTGCGAGCAAATAACGGCGTAAGATATATTAAAACTTAAGGGGGCAAGACCCCCACTTCTTCATCATGCAAGAAAATTATAACTCGTATTTTATAGTTTTCTTAAAAAATTATTTTTAATAAGGAGTTTTCTATGAGTAATTATAGTATTACTTCTTCTTCATGCATAAACAAGGCGAGTAAAACTACTCTAAAAGCCCCATTTGGCTGGATAGGTGGCAAGAGTCGTTTAGCTAGGGATATTGTAACTTTGATGCCAAATCATACTAGCTATATAGAGGTATTTGGTGGTGCGTTATCTGTATTTTATGCAAAAGAAAAAAGCAAAATTGAAATTATAAACGATATCAATAGTGAGCTTATAAATTTGCATAGGGTTATAAAATCTAATCCACAAAGTTTAGCCATCGAGCTTAACTCTATGCTAAAAAGCAGAGAGATTTTTGAAGATATTAAATTTAAAAGAGTTAAACCTAAAAATAATATACAAAAAGCAGCGTTTTATTTTTATCTAATAAGCCTAAGCTTTGGTTCTAAAAAAGAGCACTTTGCAATGTGCAAGAAAAATAGAAGCGCTAAAAATATTTATAGAGATTTTAATGCCTACTCAAAACGATTAAAACATGCAGTAATTGAGAATTTAAGCTATGAAAAACTCATAAAAGAGCATGATTACAAAGATGCCTTATTTTATTTAGACCCACCATATGCAGGAACAGAAAGCTATTATAAAACAGGCTTTAATATAAATAACCATAAAAATTTAGCTGATATTTTAAAAAAAATTAGTGGTAAATTTATGCTAAGCTATAATGATTGTGAAGTAGTTAGAGATCTATACAAGAACTTTAATATCAAGGAGTTAAAAACAACTTACAGTCTAAACGCAAACTCTAAAAATAGAACTACAAGTGAGCTTTTAATAATGAATTTTTAAAAAGAATTTAAAGGGTGATTAATCACCCTTTAATAATCAAGGTTTATTTTACCATGTTTTAGATATATGGTTTTATCTTTTAAAGTTCCAATCACGTAATAAAAAACCTGAGTACCACTGCTTGAATTTCTTATATAGCCTATTTTATCCCCTATTATGACGGCTGTATCATCATAAACCTCTTCTGCTATAAAAAGCCTTTTTATAGTTTCAATACATTTTTTTTTAAACTTATATATATCATCTTTTCTCCTTTTTAATATAAGATCATTATAACTCTACGAAGCTCTGCTTTGGCTGTGTGTAGGCTATTTTTATTATAAAAAATACTATTTATACTTTTTTTATTTAAATATGGTAAATTTTACATTACATTTTATAAAGGATTAGAATATGACAATGGATGAAATAAATGAAAGGCTTAAAGATATAATCTCAAATAAGCCCAAATTTAGGGGCAAAATCGTAAAAGATAAAGATGTGGCAACTACTTTAGGGCTTGATCCAAACAACTACGCACAGCTTAAATTTAGAAATTCACCACCATATAAAGATATAATGGACTTTTTAGCAAAAGAGGACATTTCTATTAATTTATTCTTTTATGGCGTGGAGGCTGGAGATAATCAGAGTTTTAAAACTCTAAGAATGTTTGATATAAATGCCTCTTTGGGCGGTGGAGCTAATAATAGTGATGAAGAGTTTGAAGAGGTGGTTATGAGTGATAAGATTTTAGAGCGTAGAATGTTAAATATCTTGGAAAAATAGACATCATAACGGCAATTGGCGAGAGCATGGAGCCATATATAATGGACGGCGATAGCTGTTTTATAGCAGTAGGGGCTGAATTTAAAGATGGTGAGATTTATGCTGTAAATACACTCTTATGATAAAGGAGTGCTATAAGCAAGATAATGAACTTTTTTTAGTGTCTTACAACCCTACATACACACCAGTAAGATATCTTATATATGAGTGTAAAATCGTTGGTATGTTTGTTGGAATTATAAGAGGTAGAGGGAAGTTAAAAGTTACTATAAAGCATCTTTAATCATAAAATTTAAAGTCTTTTTTTGCATTTAAAATGGGAAATTTTGCTGCTAAGCTTAAGCGTTTAAAATTGAAAATTCCCATTTTATATACAAATCCGTCCCATTTTAAATGCGAGAATACATTTTTAATGTCTTC